TTCAGCCCTCGACGGTCTGGCGTGTAGGCGCGGCCGTTCGCGAACCGGGCCCGCGGCTGCGGGATCGGGTCGCCCGGGATCTCGAACGTGATCGCCGTCGTCGCATCCATGCGACCGACCACGGTACCGGGGCCCGCGGGCGAATCCAGCGACTACCGGGCGGGTGTTCTATGCGGCAGACGGTAACGCCGGGGCGAGCGTCACGCGGCCGGGCGGGGCGGAATCGGCGGGGTGATATGCGGCACTGGGGACGCTATCGAGAACCGCATACACACTGGTTCTGCGATCAAAACAAGACGCCCTGCGCGAGCCGATTTGCGGCGGCCTCGCAATACCTCTCGTTCACCTCGATGCCGATTGCACGCCGCCCGCACTCCCTCGCCGCCACAAGCGTTGTGCCCGTACCCATAAACGGGTCGCACACCGTTGACCCAGCCGGGCTGTAGAGCATCACGGCACGCCTCGCCAGTTCCTCGGGGAAGGTCGCCGGGTGGATTCCTCGCATCGGAAGCGCAGGGTTTATCGTCCACACGCTTTGCGTCAACCGCGACCATTCCTGCCACGATATGTCGCTCTTTCCGATGGCGTCTCCCGGTGCCCTATACACCAGCAGCCATTCGTGGTTTGCCCGAATGCGAGGCGACGACGGGTAGTTTCCCCACGCCGTTCCGTTCGGCGGATTTTTCTGCCAGATCACCAAATCCCAAAACGGCAGGCAGCGATCCATGGCTGCCTTGTATTCCTCGAACGCGAACAACTGCTCTCCACGCGACCCGATCCACGACGGCACGTTTAGGATCACGAAGCCGCCGCGACGAATCGCCGCCGACATCGAATGCGCCCAATCCTCGAAAGCGCTGAAATACTGCTCCACCGGCATCGCGTCGTCGTGCCCGCCGTAGTCCATTCCGCAGTTGTACGGCGGGCTTGTAACGATGCAGTCCACGCCTCCGAGCGAGGGCAGGATTTCCCGGCAGTCTCCGTGGTAAATCGTGATCCCGCCCTGCTGGTAGTACGGCCGCGCAGAACCAGCCGATGGAGCGGACATCGCCGCAGCGTCTTTCGTCATATCATCGTCCTCCGTGGCGATGCCGCTCATCTTCCGTGTTCTCCAATCGATGTATCGCCGGTGCCCACGCGGTTCGCAGTAACGGTTTATCCTTCCGCCCGCTGCCGCCCCGAGCGACGCATGATCGCCGTCGGGCATGTGAGCTATCGCCGCCGGCGCGGCGTCATGTTTTGTGTCGGACGTGATCCCTGTCGTTCTCACCGGTCATTCATCGCGAGCGAGTACCGCGCGAGCCGCTCGGCCTTCAGCCACTCGAAGTAGCACACGAAGACGATGTTCGCCCCTGGCCCGTGCCGATCAAGTAAGACCTTCCGCAGCAGGTCGAGCTTGCACGCCCCGGCGTGGGTAAACTTGTCCGGAAACGAGCACCGGAGGATCGTCGTCGGCGGCTCGGCCTCGGAGAACTGGTCCAGGAAGATCTGGGCCGGGGCGTCCTTCCACTTCCCGACCTCGTAGACGGCATGGCACGCGTCCTGGAGCAGCTCGGCGGTCAGGTCGGCCAACATCAGACGGCTCCCTTCAGTTGGGCGAGCACGGTCGCCCGTGCCCGCTCGATCTCGTCCTGGTCGTGGTCGTCGCGGGCCGCCCGGACCGCCGCGGTGTCCGGCGTGCCGGCCGCCTTCCGGGCCTTCGCCGCCAGGTACTCCTCGCGGCGGCGGGCCGCCTCGGGGTCGGCCGCGGCCCGGCTCCACTCGGCTGCAGCGGTCGCGGCCGGCTTGCGGTCGTCCGGGCCCGGCCGGGGGCCGTGGGCCTGGGCGGTGACGCGGCGCGGGTCATCGAACTCCTGCTCGAGGAGCCGGGCCGTGAACCGCCGGCCGGCCTTCAGCCCGGAGAACTGGGCCAGGGTGACCGGGCTCGTGAAGAACTGGCAGGCCGGGAGCCGCTCGATCGCCTCCAGGGCCTCGCGGAGCCAGCCCGGCTCGGCGAGCCGGTCGGCTGTCGCCGCAGGCAGGGCGTCGTTCCCGTAGGCCTTCACGCGGGCCGGCTGGGCCCGTGCCGCGGCGTTCCACGCCGCCCGGAGGGTCTCGCCGTCCCGAATCACGTCAGGGGGGGGAGGAGGGGGAGAATCTGTCCTCTCCTCTCCTCTGGTGCGCTTTTGCTGCGCTTGAGCGCACTCGGCCCGTGCGCTTTTGGTGCGCTTCGGCGCACTCTCAGCGCACGCCTGCCGTGCCCGGCCTGCCCTCTCGAGGTGCAGGGCTCGGGCTTTGGCAGACTGGGAAAACCTGCGACCCCACCCGGGGATCTCGGCCGTCCCGGCCTCGGCGAACCGGATCCAGCCGACGGTCTCGACCGCCTGCCAGAATCGCTCGTCGCCGCCGCACGTCCGGCCCAGCCTCGCGGGCGTGGTCCGGACCGTGCCGTCCTCACTGTTCAGGCTCGCCCACCCCCAGAGCTTCCAGAGCCGGTAGCAGACGACCTCGACCGGCTCGCCGGTGATGTCGATCAGCTCCTGGACCTCGGGCTTCTGGTCGAGGGCGATGTCGATAGGGAGCCATTCACCGGCCATAGGTCGCCTCCTCGTCCGTTGACCATAGGGGGAGCTGGCGGACGAATCCGGCCGGCCGCTCGCCTCGCTGCAGGACCCACCAGGCATCCCTGTACGGGAGGAGGATCCTCGGGTCGATTCTCGTGACTATGCCCCCTGGATACTTCGACGAACTGGGGAGGTCGTCCGCCGGCACGATGCAAAGGACGCCGTCCGTCTCGATCGCGAACACGTCGACCGACCCAGCCGGATAGCAGCGACCGAGCTCGCCGACGGCGTTATGAAGCGAAACACGCCCGTCCGTCGAAGGCGTTAGGGACTTGCATTGAACGCGGAGACCGTCGACCAGGTAATCGAAAACGCCGTGTCCCCTGCCCTGCTTCACGACGACATGACCGCGGCTCTCGCAATAGCCCGCGAAACGCCTCTCGAACTCGTCACCCTTGGCGACTGTCGTCATCGCCGCCGCCTCGATCAGCTCTCGAATCTGCTCCCAGTAGGCCCTGGCGGTTTCCGGCGTGATCATCGGACGACCCTCCACAACCTTCCGCCGGCCGTCCCATGCCCCTTCGCTCGCGCGACGAATCCGGCCTCCTCGATCTGCCCGGCCCGCTTCAGCTTCTGGAACACCGCCCCGAAGGCCCGCGCGTCGTGGGGAACCAGGCCGAGCCGCTGGCAGTGATCGACGATCGCCTCGCCGCTGCGGGCCTGGCCGTCCGCCAGCAGCTCGAGGACCGCGGCCCGGGCCCGCGCGGCGTCGAACGCGGTGACCTGCTCGGCCTTCGCCGTGCAGGCCGCGGCCGCAGCCCGGCCGGCGGCCGCCGCGAACAGCGGACCGAGCTCGTGGTCCTTCGGCTGTCGGTAGTAATCGCTCATTCCACGTCCTTGTGAGTTGGCCCCGTGTCGTGGGGCGGTCGCCTGACGCCGGCCGGGTGGAGGTCCGACCGCATCAGGTGCCGGTGTTTCGTCGCGACCGCCGGCGGCGCTCTCCCCGCGGCCGATGAACGCAGCCGCTCGCGGCCCGGGAGCGGGCCGTGTCTCGTCAGAACGGGATGTCGTCGTCGGGCATCGCGGCGGCCGCGTCGGCCTTCTGGGTGGCCGTTCGTCTGGCCGGTGCCCGAGCCGCGGGCGGTGCGACCGCCCGCTCGACCGCCGGCTTGGCCGTGGCCGTTTCGATGGCCGCTTCGCACGCGAGGAACTCGGCGACGTTGACCCAGGTCCCGCGGTCGCCGGCCTTGTGATAGACCCTGGCCTTCACCCGGAGCCCCTCGAGGTCCGTGATCGGGAGCCCGGCCCAGGCCTCGCGCGTGATGCCCAGGGCCGTCCGCAGGGACGACAGGATCTTCCGGGCCCAGCCCGCGGTCTTCGGCAACTTCGCGAAGACCCACCCATAGCGTCGGTCATCGTGGGCAAGCCGGATCTCGACCCGCTCGGCCGTGTCGATCACCGCCTTGATCGTGAACTCGTGGTCGCCCTCGGGGACGAGCTCGCGGGTCGGCGGGCTCGCGTCGGTGGCGGTGTTGTCGTTCTCGTCGTCGATTCCCCAGTTGGGCATCCGGTGCCTCTCTCTTTCTTCGTGGTGGTGGTGGTCTCGGTCAGTCGGTCGTGGGTTCGGTTACCAGTCGCCGCCGTATCTGGCAGACATTCGGTCGATCCATTCGTCCTCGCACCCGGCCTTGTAGGCCGCCTGGCCGTAGCCGGGCCGCACCGGGACCGGGCAGGGCCGCGCGTCCTGCGCGTTCGCGTTCGTCGCCTCGTCGGCGTCGACCGTCGGCTTCTCTTCGTCGGCGCGGTGCCGGGCCAGGGCCTCGGGGTCGCGAATCGGCTCGCTCATGTCGCGGCCTCCGTCTGCGGCTGGATCTGGTCGTGACGGGCCGCGACGAGGTCGGTCAGTTCCGACCACTCGTTGCCGGTGATCTGGTCCTCGGAGACGAGCTGGTCCAGGCGGTCGGTGATCTTCCCGAGCGTCCGGACCGTCGTCGCCGCCCGGATGTAGCCGCGGATCTGCTCGACATCCGCCCTGGCGGGGGCCGGGGCCGGCTCGGGCTTCGGGGCCGGGGCGGGGGCCGTCTCGCCGTCAGCCAGCCACGCGGCGAGCTGCTGGCCGAACTGCTCGCCCGGCTTGTCGATTAGCTTGTCCTGGAACTTGCCGGTCCTGTCCTTGATGACCTGCCCGATGTGCTCGACCGAGATCTCGACGAGGAGATCGAACTCGTACTCGATCCCCTTCCCCTGCTCGGGGGCCAGGCCGACACGCTGCGGCTTCTTCTTGCCGTTGCTGTCGACCGTCGTCCATTCCGTTTTCGATCGCATGGTGGCGATGATGTGGCCCGGGAACCCCAGGATCGCGTTTACGAGCCGCCGCTGGAGCGGCGTTCCCTCCGACCATGCCGACCATGTGTTTCCGTGATACTTGGCCTTCGCGAGCTTCTCGACCTCGGCCGTCAGGTCCTGCCACCCATGCGAGAGGCTGTCGATCACGAGGACGCGGTAGCCGCCTTCGGCCGCCATGGCGATCGCCGAGACGTAGCCCTCGATCGACTGGTCCTCGAGGTCGAGAACGTCGAACGCGAACCGGTCCGAATACTTCGACGCCGAGCCGCGCTCGGTGTCGATCACCGCGATGGGTCCTCCCAGGCCCGTCGCGACCCGCAGAGCGGAGAACGTCTTCCCGGCCCCGCTCGGGCCGAAGAACGCGGCCCGCAGCTTCGCGGCCGCCTTTGTTGCCTTCTTGAATCCTGCCATCACCCGTCCCTCCTCGTTTCGTGAACACCGAACCATCCCGTCTGCCGGAACACCCGGAGAGCGGCGTCGCGATCGGCTCCATCCGACCGCGACGTGATCTCGAATCCGTCCCCGCCGGCATCCGGCCGGCCTCCGTTGCCGACCGTCTCCGACGGCCAGCCCATCCCTGTCGTCTTCATCACGACAAGCCCGGCGACCGCCGCCGCGACGAACGCGGTCGAGATCCCGAGCAGGTAGCCGACGGCCAGCGCAGCCGCGGTGTCGCTCGTCATCGCCACTGGTCTCCTTCCTCGTCGTTCATGTAGGGCCGGGCCTCGTCGAGGGCCTGGCGGGCCCGCAGGACGACGAGCCGGTTCACCGGGCACCGGGTCCGCTCGACCTCGTCGAGCAGATGCTCCAGGGCCCTCAGGGGCCGCCATGCCACGATCACGAGCCGCCGGGCGAGCTGGGCACCTTTGGCGATCGGGTGGTTCCGGTCGTGAACGTTTCGATGGAGGGCCGTGTCGGCCCGCGAGCAGTTTTTCGCCATGGTCGACACCTCAGAACGGGAGGATCTGGCCGGCCGGCCAGGGGCGGGCGTCCAGGACGCGGAGGGTGCCCTCGGCGTTCTCCGACTCGACGACGACGAGCGGACGCTCGCCTTCGGCGTTGACGCGGACCACGCGGCCGGCCTCGGACTCCATGTCGGTGTGGGTCTTGAGCCGATAGGCGATCCGGTCGCCGACGCTGGGCAGCGTGCAGGCGATCGGGAACCCGTAGGTGTCGTGCATGCCGGCGATCGCGCCGGCGTATTCGCGTGCGTGGGGGTCGTTTTCGTGGGCCATCCGTCGCTCCTTCGTTTGGGTGGCGTAACTGTACAAATGAACACCAGTTGGTCAAACGCTTTTTGACGCGTGGCGCTCGGGGAAAACATCAAGTGGGGGAGTCGAACTGTGCTTGCCGGTAGCGGTAAACACGTCAGCGAACAATCGAGGAGGCAAACAAGGCGAGCAGCTCGAGCAGGTCGTGAACTGCCCGGGCGGCCGGGGAGTCAGAGCCGAGCTCCTGGCCGATCCGAACAAGGACCAGCGAGTGAATCGCGTTCGTCAGTTGGCGTTCCATTTCCATGCCCTTGGTGACGTTGGCGGGACTCTATACCGCTATCGGTAAAGACGTCAATAGGGCTTTCGGGATTTTCTGGAACCCGTGGAAACGCCGGGAATCAGCGGGCCTTTCGCTTCCGCCTGGGCTTCGTCGCCGCGGCCTTCTCGGCCTTCCTGACGTTCGAGTGTGGCGCGAGCGTAGACCGGAGGGCCTTGCAGTCGTCGACGCTCACCATCCAGGCCCGGTCGTTCGCCTTGAACCCAGAAAGCCGGCCCTCTCGAAGCCGGAGCCGTATGAGTCCGTCAGTGCAGCCCACGAGGTCGACGGCCTCCTCCACGCTGCACCATTTACCGTCGGGTGTCATGTTGTCCATCCCTTCAACTCTACCGACAGCGGTAGACGAATCAAACTGTCCCGCCGCCGCGAGCCTCGATCTGTGCCAGCCGGCGTCGCGGTTTGCTTCCGCTTCGCCGGCTGGCAATAGTTGGTCGCGACGAATGTCGAGTGGAGGCGAGGGGAGTCGAACCCTTCGCGGGTGTGATGACATTCCGTACACTACCGGGCATGGAAGCCATGAGAAGGAAGAATCCATGCCGATGCCGATCCGTGAACTGTTCGATCGCTATACGACCCTGAAGGGTCTCGACCGCAAGTCAGTTGCCCTGTATCTGATGCTCGCCGACCGCCTCGACCGATTCTGCGGTCGGCCGGTGACGACCGACGACCTCGACGACCTGGCGATGAGCCGCTATCTCCGGTGGAGAGCGGAAACCCCGGGCTGGCGTGGTCGCCTGCCGGCGGCCGCCACGGTCAAAAAGGATCAGTCGATGATCCAGGCCGCGTGGAAGTATGCGGCCCGGAAGAAGATCACCAGCGAGTTCCCCGACCTCGCCCCGGTGAAGGTGCCGAAGAAGATCCCGACGGGCCGGGCGTACACGATCGAGGACGTGTCGAAGTTGGTCCGCCGGGCCCGCCGCCGCTTCGGACGTACCGGCGGCCTGCCTTCGTCGTGGTGGTGGTCGACGATCATCTACGCTGCGGTGACGACCGGGGAGCGATTCACCGCGATCTCGAGCGTCCGCTGGGCCGACGTGGACCTCGAGCGGCGGCGGATCCTGTTCCGGGGCGAGAACCGGAAGAACAAGACGCGAGACCTGGAGCGGCAGATCACCGCCGAGCTCGCCGACATGCTCGCGGAACACCGCGGCCCGGACGACGCGCTCGTCTGGCCCTGGGACCGCCGCAGCCGCAGCCAATGGGCCTCGCTCCAGGTCCTGTGCCGGACGGCCGGCGTCCAGTACCGGGGCTTTCACGGCTTCCGCCGGACGGCCGCCTCCTACGCCGCCCTCATGGGCGGACGCGCCGCGGCGACCCGGCTACTCGATCACTCCGACCCGAACCTTCAGGCCGTCTACGTCGACAGCCTGATCTGCCCGGACGAGGAGTCGTCGTGCGCGGCCCTGCCGCCGCTCGACCTCGAGGACCGGCCGCCCGGGCCCCCGGCCCCGGCGGCTTAGGCCACGTCCGCGAACACCTTCGCCGCGATCGCCCCGAGGACGGCCGGCGTCGGCCGGATCGCCTCCTCGACCGTCAGGAGCCGGTCTGCCGGCATCAGGGAGACGAGCTCGTCGTCGGCGTAGGGGGATCGCTGGTACCACTGCCGCGTCAGCCGGCAGACCCCGTACCACGCGAGGTAGACGTTCGCCGCCCGGTGGTACCAGTCGAGCGTGAGCCCGAGCCCCGGCCGGGCCGCGAGCTCCGCCAGGACCATCGTCTCGCATTCCCGCTCACACTCCAGGATGACCCGGATCGCGTCGTCGCGTTGTTGGGGCGTCAGCTCGACGACCCCCTGGAGCCACGCGTCGAAGACGTACCACGCGCAGCAGTCACCCCCGAGGCGTGCCGTCCAGGTCGGGGAGTTGGCCCTCCACTGCCGGTAGTGCTGGTGCTCGTGGATGAACACGGAGAGCCAGACCTGGGGCGAGACCGCCTGGGCGACGAAGAACGTCGGGCCGTCCTCGTCGAAGTAGCCGCCGAGCTTGCCGCCGTAGCCGGTGCTGTCTTCGTCCGCGAGCGTGACCTTCACGCCGGCCGCGTGCATCTCCGCCATGGCGGCGACGACGTAGGCGGCGGCGTCGGGCGTCAGTCCATCGACCATGGGTCACCTCGTGGCGGCGAGATAGAGGCCGATATTCGCGAACGCGTACCCGGCGTATGCGATCGCGAGCCCCGGCTTCCCGTGGTAGGCCAGGTCGAAGGAAACATAGGCGTAGATCAGGCCGGTGATGGCGATCAGCGGGCCGGACATGGTGCCTCCGTCTGCCAGATGTAGGACCGCCAGGCGGCGAGGACCGCGGCCCGCAGCTCGTCGGGGCCGGCGGTGTTGACGATCACGCGGTCGCAGTCGTCCGGGCCGATCTGCCGGTCGCTCGCGTGGTGGCCGGCGTCGAGGCCGGGGCGGTCGATCCACCAGACCTCCCCGCCCCGCTCGCGGATCGCCTCGACCTCGTTCGGGAATCTGGTCCCGCAGATCGCGAACGTGGTCGCCTCGACGGTCTCGTGTAGGGTCTCGATCCGCCGCATCGTGAGCCGGACCCAGATGTCGGGGTGGACGAGCTGCCGCCCCCACTCGGTCCCGAGCGTCCGGAGCAGGTCGCGGGGGACCACGTCGATCCCGCCGACGCCGACCGCCCGCTCCTTCTGGGTGCGGTCGCGGAGGACCTCACCCGGGATGTCGAGCATCGCGGAGAGGCCCCGGTAGATCGGGTCCGCCCACTGGAGCGGGTACGCCCCCGGCACCATCGACGCCGCGAGGGTCTTCCCGGCCCCGATCCGGCCCGCAAGTCCGACGATCCTGATCATGCCAGCCTCCCCAGTTCCAGCCGGGGGCCGGCGACGTGCATCGCCCGCAGCCCGCCGGCCGGATCGTAGATGAACAGTTCCATCGCCCGGCGGGCCCCGACGAAGCCACTCGCCGCGTGCCAGTCGTCCGCCGGCCCGAGGCTCGGGGCGATCCGCACCAGGACGCCGTCGATCGTCTCGATCGGCCGCTGCCACTCGGCCGCCTGGTGGTGAAGGTGACCGGTGTGGACCTCGCGGTAGGGGCTCGCGGCCCACGCCGCGGCCGCCTCGTGGGCCATGAGCTGCGGGAGCCGCCGCTTCGCGCGGTGGCCGTGGACGAAGCCCAGCAGGTTCCGGCCGTGGGTCAGGTACTTCCGCGGCGTGTAGGTCGCGTCGACCGTCACCCGCTTCGATCGGGCGTACCGCTCGACCGCGATCCGGTGAAAGGCCCACGTCAGGGTCTCGTCGTGGTTGCCGTTCACGACCAGCACGTCGGCCGGGGCGACCATCGACGCCGTGTCGATCACGCCGACCAGGGCGTCGGTCCCGACCGCGATCATCTTCTGGAGCCGGCCGTCCCGCTCCAGGGGCGTGCCGCTGGTCGTCGTGCCGCCCGGGGTGTCGTAGTGGAACAGGTCGCCCAGGCCGGCGACGGTGATCCGGCCGGGGGCGTACTCGGTGGCCGCGTCGAGCAGTTCGGCCGAGGCCTCGCGGACGAGCCGGGCCGCGATGTCGAGGTCATAGTCGGCCTCGCCGGTCGAGCGGCCCCAGGCGTATTTCCCGAAGTGGGTGTCGGCGACGACGAGGACGGCCCAGGGGCGATCGCCGCGGACTTTCGCGTTTCGCGAATCGCGAACACGCAGCCCGCCCCCGGCGGCGACGATCATCGCCTCGACCGCCTCGGCCACGCTCGGCCCGGCCTTCGGGCGGAGCCTGACGAACACCCGGAAGAGCTCGGTCACGACCGGCTGGCCCGTCTCGCGGTCCGCCGTGAGCCCTTCCCACTTCGTCGCCTCCGACGCCGCGACCTCGAACCGGGCCAGGTCGGCCTCGATGTGGGCGAGGAGATCCTCGACCGTGCGGATCGTCCGCGAGACGCTGCGGGCCTCCACGGCATCGCCGGCGGTCTTCTGGGTGACCTCCTCGATCGTCAGGCCGTCGCCCCCGGCCGCCTTCGCGGCGGCCTTGCCGGCGACCCTGTCGGCTAATCGCGCCGCGCGAGCCATACGCGTAGCCCTTGGGGTCCGCAGAGCTCGATCCCGTCGGCGGCCGCCTCCTCGATCAGCAGGTCCGCGAGGGCCGACGCCGACCCGAGGCCCCCAGCCTGGAACCGGCGACGGACCTCGAGGAGCTCGGCCTGGTGCTCGGGCGAGAGGCGCGAGAAGAACCCGACATGGCGGACCGGCTTCGCCCTGGCCCGCTCCGCGACTCGATCCGCGAGTGACATGCAGCCTCCATGCCGATGGTCCGTCGAGTCTCGCGGGCCGGCCGGGCGAGTCAACCTATGCCCAGGTGGTCGCGCCCCCAGTCGTTCAGGGCCTCTTTCCGCTCCTCACACCCGCAGGGGCCGCCGATCACGGCGGAGACCCGCTCGGGCGTGATGCCGACCGCCGACAGGCCGGCGGCGACCATGTCGCCCAGGCCGGGCCGGGGGCGGCAGTTCCGCACGACGTGGGGCGCGGTGACGCGAGAGCCGCAGACGCGACAGCACAGGGACGCGGGGTCGATGTCGCAGTTCTTCATGCCGGCGGGTCGCAGACCGTTTGCCCGACATCCAGGAAGGCGGACTCCGTCCGGGTCGCCCAGACGTAGCGCATCGCGAGGACGCGAAACGAAACGTCCACGCCGACAAAGCTGTACCCGCTTTCGGTTTTCGTATGCGGGAATGTTGTGCTGACAATACTCGCCGTTCCGTTTGTGATCCACTGACGAAAAGCGATGGTCGCCGGCAGGGAGCAGTTCGCGTCATACGAGGCCGTGATGTCTGTCGCGTGGTCTGCACCCAGTGTCGCTTGGGTTATGGACTCGACCCAGCGGACCCGGCTTGCGGACTGCCCGCAGGAATCCACGAGCCTGCAGGAAAGGCTCGTCAGGACCGTATTGATCGCCGAGCCACCCGCGAGCTGTCGCCTGATGGGAAGTCGTGCGTCGATAACTGCGGCGTAGGGATAAGAACCGGAGCGGGTCTCTAGCGAGACCTCCAGGAGCGGCGAGAGGACATCTTCGTAGCGGTACACGCGCGCCGGCCAGCACCCCACGGCGGAGCCGGAAAACAAGGAAAGCGAATACGTTCCTGTCGCGTCGAGGAATGTGTATTCGAACGTGCCGCCGACGTAGGTAACGGAAAGAGAAAACGCATCCTCACACTCGAGGTCCAGCTCGACGGATGTCGGCGAAATGTTGTCCGCGAAGCCGCACGGGCAGCAACACGAACACCCCGGCAGGAGGACCATGTCAGCACTCCGCCGCGATCAGGTACCAGTACCCGTTCCCGCCGCGGGCGACGATCACCCACTTCCCCGTCGCGACGTTCGCGAACTTGTTCACGCAGTTCGCGAGCGTGTCCGCCGGCGTCTTCTTCCCTTCGCTCGGCGGCGTGCCCTCCTCGAAGAGCTCGATCGTCGCGGTCGTGCCCTTGTTCCACGCGGCCGTGGTCTTTCCGAGCCGCACGGGATCGCCGTCCTCGCCGCCCTGGCGGAACATCACCGCGGACTGATCGCGGTTCCCGCGCTCGTATGCGCGGGTCGCGGCCGCCATGCGACGCGCTGCGTCTTCGGTAAGTCTTACGGTTCGCGCCATCAGAGGATCGTCGGGCTCCCGAGGGCCGTCGCCCAGTTTGCGGTCGCGTACAGGTCGACGCCGGCTCCGCCTTTGATCACGCTCGGGGCCTGGCCGGGATCTTTCTTCGTGCCGTTTGTGTTGAGCGCCACGGGCTGTTTGACGGGCTTTCCGTCGTTCCCCATGATCACCCGCTTCTGCCAGATGGGCCCGTTATACAGCTCCATAAAACCGACATCCCACGGCATCGCCTTCCAGGTGTTGGGCTCATAGCGGAACTCCCACCGGCTTTCGATGAAGTCGATCGTCCCGGCGTCGTCGTCCCCGTCGAGCTTTGATATCGACTGTTTTCTCGCGCTCTTGAAGTAACACTTGTACATCTTCGCAGGCACGCCGGCCCAGATCGCTGAGTTCACCTTTCCGGCGTATGCCAAGATGTCGGCCTGGAGCGTTGCCTCGCTCTCGTAATACTTCGTCAGCGTCCAGCTCGTCTCCTCGCGTTCCTTCTCCAGACCTTCGAGCGGATCGCCGGCCGCGTTCGTGATCGTGGCCCCGCTGCTGTCGGTGAACGCGGGGACCGTCGTCGTGCCGCCGGACCGCTCCCAGACATCCTCCGGTATGCCGTTCTCCTTGATCACCTTATTCGGCGGCGGAATGTAATAGTTGATCGTCAACAGCCACCGCATACCGTCGTCGGTCTCGGGAGCGAGCTCGAGCTCCAAGGCCTTCAGCTCGGGAAACTGGGGGTGCGGTGAGCCCCAGGTTATGCCCATGGTCGCGGTGACGCCGCCGATGATCTCGGCCTCGGTCGTCAGCGGTGAGTCGACGCGGATCGTCCACTTCCGGATGGCCCGCATGGACTCTCCGAACCTGCCCGACACGCTGGTGCCGCGGACGACGCGATCGTAGGAAACCCAGGCCATGGCTTACTCCATTGGGAACGCGGGGTCGGCTTCCTGGCCCTCGACGGCGTCGGCGATCCGCTCGAGCACGCCGAGCTGTCGCTCCTGCACGTCGCCGCCGGTGCCGCGCATGATCCGGAACATCTCGGCCACGCCTTCGGACGACCGCGAGTCGACCCCCTTTAGGGCCTGCGGCTCAACGGCGGCCGCGGCGGCCTCGGTGATTCGGTTCGCGGCCCCGGCCCCGGCCTGCGACACGCTCGCGGCCGATGCCTCCGCCTGGGCGACGGCGGCGTCCAGGGCGGTCGTGAGCGGCCCCGCGACCGCCTGGCCGATCGGCTGCGCGGTCTCGGCAAACGCGTTCTGGAACGCGGCGGCCGAGGCTGCGCCGGACTCCACGATCTGGGCGTTGATGTTGCTTGCGAAGGCTTCGGACCCGGCCACGATCTCGTCGATCGACGACGTGTCGAACCGGAGGAACTTGCCGATCTGCTGCGCGATGCTCGCGAGCCCGAGAACGGCCGCGTTGAAGCCGCCGATGATGCCCAGGAACAGGGCCTGCGCCGCCGAGAACACGCCGGCCACGATCGACGACACGCGATTTAGGAAGTCCACGACCGAGGCCCACTGGACGCCGACCTCGGAGACATACTGCCAGACTCCCGAGAGGTTCGTGATCAACCAGTCGCCGATGCCGGCGAGGAACCGCGCCCCCGCGAGGATCCCGTCCCCGATCGCCTGGCCGATGTTAGCCCCGCCGATGGAGCCGACGAACGAGACGAACGTGTCCGCGATCGCCTTGATCGCCGGGGCGAGGTACGCCGTCACCTGGCCGATGATGCCTTCGATCGCCTTCCCGGCGAGCGTGAACGCGTTATTCATCGCGCTAACGTCCTTACCCTGGGCGTCCGTCAGCGCGAGCCCGAGCCGGTCGGCCTGCTCGACGGCCTGGGCGATGCCCTGGGCTCCGCCCGCGAAGAGCGGCAGAAGCTGGGCTCCGGCCCCGCCGAATAACTGAACGGCCGCCGCGGACCGCTCGGCCTCCGACGGCAGGGCCGCGATTGCCTGAGCGATCGCCTGGAACCGCTCGGCACTCGACATGCCGCCGAGCTCCTCGAGGGACAGGCCGAGATTCCCAAACCCGGCCGCGGCCTCTTTCGAGCCGTTGGTCGCCCGGATGAACGCCACGTCGGCCTTCGTGGCGGCCGCGGCGATCGAGTCCATCCCGACGCCGGCCAGGTCGCCGGCGAGGGACAGGCCGGCGAACTCGCCATACGTCATGCCGAGCCGGGCCGCGAGCTTCGACTGCGAGTCGATCACGTCGGCCTGGGCCTGGCCCATGGAAACCAGGGACCGAACGTAGCCAGTGGCCGAGCTCGCGATCGAGCCGAAGAGCTGGGCCCCCTGGATCGCGACGAGAGAGCGGATGCCGCCGCCCAGAGACGACACGCTCGTCTGCATCTTCCGCATCGCGGCCGACGCCTGGTTCACGCCGGCGACGAGCCCCGACGAGTTCGCCGTGAAGACCGCGGAGACCTTGCCGATTGCCGCCATGGTTTACTCCTCCGTTTCAGTCCCGGCAGGTCTGCCAACTTCGCCGCGAGCTCCTCGTCCGTGAGGGGCACCTTCGACCGATGCTCGTCGCCTTCGCGATAGGTGATCAGGAACCGCTCCTCGTCGTGCCGATCAAACTTCCCGGTGAGCCCGGCCCGGATAATGCTCGTCATCCTCCCGGCCCGGAGCCACGGCTGGCCCCACGGCTCGATCAGGTAGAACGCCAGCCACCGGACCATCTGCCTCCGCGGGATCTCCCGCTTCAGCCGCTCAACATCTGCTATCCCCAGTTCCAGGGCGAGCCGGTGGGCGAACAGTTCCCACGGGTTCGCCCTCAGTCTTTTTTTTCGGTCTCCAGGTCGTCGTCGCTCGGCTCTTTCAGGAGGGGCATGCACTGGAGGGCGATCTCGTCGATCACCTTCGGGTTCCCGTCCGCGAGCGCCGCGAGGGCCTCGTCGGTCTGCGGGACGAGCCGCTCGCCGAACTGGTCGCACAGCATGATCTGCACGACCTTCGCCGCCATGGGCTTACCGGTGCCCTGGTTCCGGTTCGCGTAGAGCCGCCACTCGTCGACATCCGCCGACGATGGGTTCCGGATGAAAACCTTTTTCCCGAGAGACCGGATCTCGATCTCCATCGGCTTCCCGTCGCGGGCCGCCAGGTCGAGCAACTCGTCGAACGTCAGCGTCACTGCAGGACTCCTGTCAGACGGAACACGGCCTCGCCGGTGGACCACTGCCCGGCTCGGCCGGCGTGTTTCCAGGAGACGAGGATCGCCTCGCCCGATATGTAGTCTCCCGGCACGTCAAACTCGATCAAGGCCTTTTTCCCGCAGTCGAACACCGAGAACGACGGCGGCCCCCAGAAACGGAGCGAGATCGTCGGCGGCTCGATCGACGTACAGTCGTACTGCTTCAGAACGCGGGCGTCGGCCCCCGTGCCGATGACGGTGCTCGAGACGTGGGTCTTCTCGAAGAGCTGGCCCGCCTGGGCGTCGACATCGTGGTCCGTCAGGTAGCCGATGCCGACGTTTCCGAACAGGACCCGGGTCGGGTATCCCGACGTGCCATGCGACGAAATGTAACCGGGCATGCGTCACCCCTCGTCAGGTGATCGTCAGGCCCGCGGCGGTCAGCTCGGCGGTGATCAGCTCCTCGAACGTGGCCGAGCCCTCGACGTAGGCCGCGGTCTTCCGCGACACGCTGGCACTCGTCACGCGGTAGGTTCCGCTGCCGCCGGTCGTGGCGAGCGCGCCCTCGTCGCCCTCGACGATCTCGACGTGATTCGACATGGTCCGGTATGTGATCGTGAACTTCTTCGGATCCGCGGCTGGCTTGATCGGGCTGAGGACCATGACCGCCGTCCCGCCGTGGGCCACGTCGAGCGTCGTCATGTCCATTCGCTCCCGCGACGGGGCCGACTGCTCGCGACTAATGTCGATGCACTTGTAGAGGTTCGTCTTGAAAGAAAACGTCGTTCCGTGCGAAGTCACGAACGTCGCGGGGTTTGACATCGCGGGGCCTCCTGTGAGCTGGTGCGGTCGATTTTATGGGCGTGGTCGGGTGCCGAATCTCATTCGTGCCAGCGGACCTCGACCGAGAGCTCGACCGTGTAGGTCGGGGTCTCCCGGCCCTCGAGGTAGTCGGGCTGGCCGTCCCGCTCGTCGAGGACCAGGCAGTGATCGACCATCGTCCCGTGGTCCGTGCCGCGGAACCGGTCGATCGCCGCCGTGATCAGGCTCGCCAGGGCCCAGGCCGAGACGTAGTCGTCGGCGTAGACCGCCACGAGGAACCGGGCCGTCGGGGGCACCAGGGCCGGGAGCGGCTCGTCGTCGAGGGCGTCGTCGAGCGTCAGCTCGCGGGTCGTGCCCTCGCGGGCGTAGATCACGAAGGGCGGGGCCTGGGTGCCGGTCATCCCGACCGGCCACGCCGTGCAGCTCGTGGCGGCCTCGATCGACTCCTTGAGCCAGACATGGGGCGTGGGCATGTTGCTCCTATCGTGGGGCGATGCCGGCGGCTATGCCGCGCTTCGACATGCCCGGGTTTGCTCCCGAGGCGATCTCGGCCGCGGCCTTGTCCAAGGCCTTCGCCATCTCTGCCTGAAGGTTCGCCCCGACGATTCCCTTCGTGGCGGTGTAGGTCTTCTCGACGATCTTTCGCGGCTCGATCCCGCGGGTCGTGCCGAACTCCAGCCAGATCGCTTTCCGCGACTCGAATCCGTACTTGTAGCCAAGGATCCCGAAGACGGCCCCGTCCTTGTTCCGCCCCTTGTAACGGGCGACGAACGTCGCGGCCCGCCGCAGCGCGCCGCCCCGCCGCTTGTAGTTCAGCTTTTGCTCGCCGCGAACGATCGTGGACTTCACGGTCCGCGTGCCGCCCTTCGGCGTGTTCCGCTTCAGGACGGGGACCGCGGTCTTCCCGGCTCGCTTCATCGCGGCCTGGAGGTGTTTCTTTGCGATGTGCCGGGGGAGCTCGTTGTAGCGCTTCATCAGCGCCCCGATCTCGCCCGAGACGTTATTCCAGCCGAGGACGATCATGTCCGCTGCTCCTCGACCGTCAGCTCGAGGTCGTCGCCGCCTGGGGCCTCGACGACCGCGGAGACGTACAGGAGCCGGTCGCCGCGGCTCGGCCACCGGAGCCGCATGTCGCCGGCTACGTCGTCCCTGTACCGCGTGTAGACCGTCGCCGTGATGCCGCCGCCGACCTGGCCGCGGCGGGCCTGTTCGGAGTAGGTCGTGGCCTCGTAGGAGCCGAGGATCTTCGCGACGGTCTCCCAAGTCTCGACCGTGCCGCCGGCGACGTTCCGCGAGCGGACGGGCCGCTCCAGGATGAAGACCTCGCGGTAGCGTCCGGACGGCCGCATCACCAGCCCCCGTTCCACGAGGAGGCCGCGAGCAGGGTCTCGAACGCGTGGGGCAGCTCGCCGCCGCCCTCGGTGTTGAGGACGCCGCGGTTCTCGAACTGGTGGTTCACGAACGCCAGGATCGCCGAGCGGATCATGGGCTCGATCTGCGAGCCCGGGGCCGCCCCGGCCCAGTAGGTGACGACGACCTTCTCGTTCGTGGCCGTGTCGAGCGTCAGCGTGGCGGGGAACGCGTCCTGGTCGACCTCGTAGTCGGCGGCCGCCAGGGCGACGCCGGCGACCGTGACCGTCATCGGGTAGGTCGCCGAGATCAGGACGGGCGGGGCCGGGAGGTGCAGCACGCTACCGCCGGCCTGCCAGGTCGCCCGGTACTGGGTCGCGACGAGCGTGACCGAGAGCCGGCTTTCGACGAGCCGGCGGGCCGCGGCGATCTTGTCCAGGAGGAACCGGTCGAACTCCGTCACGTCCGCGAGCATGCCGCACTGTGCCTTCGCGTCGGTCAGCGAGACCGGCTCGACGGAGGGCCACTGCAGGACTCGGATCGTGTCGGGCTTCGACATGGGGCACTCCGGATAGAGAGAAGGCCGGGGCCGGCATCCCTGCCAGCCCCGGCCCCCATGGATCAGGCCGCGTCAGGTTCAGGCCTTGGCGAGCCG